AAAATTGAAATCAATGGCTTATGCAATATCATGGTTAAGTCCATATAAGGTTGATATGTTTGATAAAAATGCACTTGATAAGTTTATTACTGAAAATGGATATACAACTACAACTAAAAATGATAAATTGATTATTAAGGGTAGAACTAAATTTGGATTTCAAACAAATAGATTTAAAACTGCACTGAAGTGTATGTATGAGAGTAAATATAATACTAATGATTCTATAGTTACGATAAGTGATGGTGGTGTGGAGATAACAAATAAGATTATTGGTGGGTTTGATTTATGGGTTTAAATTTTAATACACCAATAGAAACATATACTTTAAATGGTGTTGATGTTGATGTCAAACGAGATGATTTAGTTGGAGATGGGATTATATATCCACGATGGGCAAAGATAGAAGGTATTAGAAGAATTTTCGAAAGTGATGTAGTTGATAAATCAAAACCACTAACACACCTATCAGTTTATGGAAGTTGGACAGGTTGGGTATTATCACAGATGTGTAAAGAATATGATATGGAATTTATTTCATCTTATCCAGATTCAAAAGCTTTTCCACAAATATTAATAGAAAAGGTTCGAGGTAATGGTGGTAAGTTAAATCCAATGAGACCTAATATGATGGCATTTATGCAAAACAAATTAAACACTACAGCAAAAGAAAATGGTTGGCAAATGTTACCATACGCATTCAATCATTCTACATATGTTAACTATATGGGTGAGAGGATGAAAGAAGTTTTAGAAGAAAGGGAATATGATAACCTTGTAGTTAGTATTGGAAGTGGTGTTACTGCAAGTGGATTAATAAAAGAGTTTTTAGAATATAATGATGATTGGTGGAAACTAAATAACGAATCAAGAAAAGTTTATTCTATTACGATGAGTGCATTATCATCAACAAAAAAGATTTTAAATGAGAATCACGCAGGTGATTTAAAAAACATACTACTCGAAAAATCACCATATGCATTTGATGATATGATGGATGACTATAAAGTACCATTTGATTGTAACGAATTTTGGGACAAGAAACAATGGTATTGGTTAGAGAATAATATACAGAACTTAAAAGGTAAAACCTTATTTTGGAATATCGGCGGTTCTTATTTAAATTCAATAAAATGAAAAAAACACTTGACTTATATATGAAAAAAGTCTTATATTAAGTCAAACCAAAATAGGAGATATGAAAATAATATGAAGAGTTTAACAGCAGAAAAGATACAAGAGAATTACAACTCACTGCGAAATATTATCACTATGAATTTCTCGGGTGAACGACTTGAGAAATTAAATAAGATGTATGATTATTTCGAGGATAGGATGATGTTAGCACCAGCAAGTGCAAAGGAACATTATCACAATGCTATGGTGGGTGGATATGTAGAACACGTCTTACACATTGTAGATTTCTCACAATCAGTAAAAAAGTTGTGGGAAGAAAAGGGAGCAGAAATTGATTTCACAGATGAAGAATTAATCTTTGCCGCATTACATCACGACTTAGGTAAAGTAGGTAATTTAGATTATGATTACTATATACCAAATGAATCAGATTGGCATAGGAAGAATCAAGGTAAGATTTATACACACAACCCCGAATTACCTTATATGACAGTAACGGATAGAGCATTTTATTTACTTCAACATTTTCAAATACCTTTAACAGAAAATGAATATATGGGTTTACTGTTAACAGATGGGATGTATGAAGATGCAAATAAAAAATACTTAATGACGTTCTTACCAGAGACTGGATTACGAAGTCATATATCACGAATATTACACCAAGCAGATATGATGGCAACATTTATAGAATCTGATGAGTGGAAGCGTGGAGATAAAAAAGAAACTAAACGAGTTGCTAAATCAGTTGGTAACATCAAAGATGCAGTTACAACGCAAGTTGATACTAAACTTAAAGGTGAAAATGCTAAAGATTTATTTAATGAGTTGTTTGGAGATAAATAATGGTAGTAGAAATATTGCTTGGGGTATTTGTAATAATTTGTATAACACTAAGTTGGACAACATATAATCAAATACAGAAAGTAGAAAGATTAGAAGATTGGGTTGAGAACTTCTCAGCACAGATTATTTTAACACAACGAACACTTGCAGAATTAGATTCTGAGGGTAAGTTTGAATCCGATGATGAAATCGGAACAGTCTTTACAGCAATTAAAGACACCGTCAATGATTTAAATAAAATAACAGAAGAGGATATATAAATGCCACCAAAAGCAAAAAAGACATCACCACGATATTACTTTCATCAAGGAACAGAAGACGCAATCATTAGACACAATAAAGAAACTCGTCCACATATGAGGGAACGAATTTACAATGAACATATCAGAACACCTTTTGAGAAGTTGGCAGAAAATATAATTCATACATTTAAGTTTTATTACTTTGATGTTCCGAGTACAGATGTTATTCACGAGGTAGTAAGTTTTCTATATATGAATATGCATAAGTTTGCCGAGGGTAAAGGTAAAGCATTTAGTTATTTCAGTATTGTTGCTAAGAACTATTTGATTCTACATAACAACAATAATTACAAAAAGATGAAACAACATGATTCTGAAGATGTAATGGATTATAAAAGAGACCCGGTCGGAGAGCTTCGAGGTACGGAATCTAAATCTATGGCAATGGAATATATAGAACAACTTGCAGATTATTGGAGAAATAATTTAACAACAGTCTTTAAACGAAAGAAAGATTTGGATGTTGCTAATTCTGTAGTGGAGTTAATTGATATGAGACATAATATTGATAATTTCAATAAGAAAGCATTATACATTCTTATCCGTGAGATGACTGGTTCTAATACACAACACATAACTCGTGTAATTAATGTGATGAAGAAACATCATAATAATTTACACAAGGCTTATTTAACTACTGGTTCAGTTGATACCAAACGAACTGGTAGTTGGTTTGAGTGAAACTCTATAAACAAGATTGGGATTATCGGAAAAAAAATACCGATGAATATCCACAATTAAAAGCGATTACATCACAACCAAATTCTTTTTGGATAATAAGTAATCCTAAAAAACCACTCAAACGAGTCGCAACAAGAATACGAAGATTATGTAGAAGAGCACATCCACACCAACCTATTATAGTTTTATATGCTATACCTGGTAGAGATGTAGGTGGACATTCAAAGGGTGGTTTATCTGATAAACAATATATAAAATATATTGGAGATATTGTAAAAGGTATTGGTTCATATAAACCAATAGTAATATTCGAACCTGATGCTATTCCACATATGAGAAAGATGAATTTCTTTCAACGAACAAATCGAACAAGGTTAATCAGAAAATCTTTAAAACTTTTATCTCAATGTAGTGCAGAACTCTATCTTGATATAGGACATCCTAATTGGTTAAAGGTTAAAGATGCTTCTACTTATTTAAATCTTTTTAATGATAATAAGATAAAAGGCTTTTCAGTTAATGTAAGTAACTTTGTTACAACGGATAAATGTATTCGTTGGGGTGATAAAGTTTCCAATAGAACCAATTTAAATTATATTATAGATACTTCAAGGAATGGTACTGAAGTATGGGAAACATTTAATCCACAAGATATGAAACTTGGTGAACCGCCTACTATCAGAACTTCATCAAGAAGTTGTGATGCTTATCTTTGGATTAAAACACCAGGAGAAAGTGATGGTGCCGTAAATGGTTGGCCAAAAGCTGGTAGATTTGATGCTGAAAAAACCTTATCTCTTATAAACTAAAAAGGGAGAGCCGGATAAGCTCTCCCTTTATTATCTATCCGATATAGTACTACTTACGGAATAAACCCACTAACAGCAATAAAGCTACTAATCCAGCGAAACCTGATTCGCCAAAATTATTAATTATTGCTGTTAGGTTACCAATAACATTAACGCCGAAAATACCGCTTCCGAATATTACTTCAGAAACCGCACCAATGGCTACAAACGACATAAGTAGTTGAGCAATGTCATCTACCCAGCCTTTTACGAGTGTTATGATTTCCTTCATATGGTTATATCTCCCGTTAGTTAATCAATTAGTCGGAGTTTATTTACCGACAAATAATAACTATTGTATATATTAGGAAAAATCATTGGGTATATATTTATATACACCAATTTTTTAAGAATTTGATATTTATTATTGTAACAATATAGGTAAAATTATGGCAATAGACTTTGAAGTATTCGAGGGAAAAACTTTATCAGATGTATTTAAAGACATTTATGATAACTCAAACAAAAACAAAATTCAATTAGAAGTTCTAATGAAAGAGGTAGTTGGGTTCATCAAGGATGGTGATACCGCTGTGCAGATAATTCCTATGCTAAAAGAGTATTTGGAAATCAATGTAAAGAATGATGAACAACTTGTTAAGTTAGCAACCATTGTACAGAGAATGGCGACTGCTAATAGTAAAGGTGATGATGATGATAACTTTATGTTGAGTGATAGAGAAAAAGAACAATTAATGAGTAACATTCAAAGTACGGTCGAGGAACTTCAAGACCATTCGGATAACATAACTGCAAAATTAGATAATTAATGTCGTATAATATAAAACCAAATGCTGGAACTAAATCAGGTCCAATCATGGGTAATAGAGTACAAAATGTTGAATCTACTTTACGATTAATAAAAGAAATATCATCTGAAGATGGTAAGTTTTATGAGTTAGAACCTTTAGAAATATTAGAGGTACATTTAGATGATACAAAAAACTCTTTCCCACAAGGGAGTGATGGGCCCGATTATACTTATCTTGGTGGGGTAAAGGGTAGGTTTGTAATTTCTGAAGTTGGATTAAACATTGATAAGTTAAATGATTATAAACCATTGAATCCACAGATTCAAACAACACCAATAATTGGTGAGATTGTAATTGGTGTAAAGTATCTTGGACAATTATTTTATACAACCCAAATAAACTTTTTTGGCAATCCAAATTTTAATACACAACATGGATTGAGTAAAGGTAAATCAAAAGATACCTTAGTATCAGAAAAAATAGATACTGCAAATGAACAAGATGACACTTCAGTAAAGCTCGGATACTATATGACAGCAGATGTTGATGCAAGAAAAATTTTACCAAGTGAGGGTGATGTTATTATTGAGGGTAGATTTGGAAACACTATCAGATTGGGTAGTGATATTAAAAATGAAAATCTGGAATCCCCAAATATTATTTTAAATGCCGGGCAAACTAAAGAGGGTGATAAAAAAGTACCAATCAAAGAAGTAATCGATACAGATGGTTCGAGTGTATATATCACTACTAATCAACCATTAGAATTTACACCTGGTACTGCAAGTCAATTAGCACCACCACCATATGAGGGTAAAAACATTTTACTAAGTTCAGATAGAATTATTTTTAATACAAAGAATGGTGGAGATATTGGATTGTTCAGTAACAATAACATTTCTATAACAGCAGCAAAAGAAGTTGTTATTGAATCTCCCGTAACTAAGATTGGTAGTATTCAAGCAACAGAACCAATAGTATTGGGAGCAATACTTGAATCAAAATTAAATGATATCTTAACATTAATTGAAACTGGTTTGTTAGCACCAACAGGACCAGTAATTGTTGGACCTGGTGCACCAATATTAGCAAGTTTAAAATCCACCTTGGCTCAAATAAAAAGTCCAAACAATGTGGTAGAGTAATGAAAAAAAAAGAATTAATTAATGACAAGGGAGTAGAATTTTTGTATAGTCAACCGAAAATGCGAAAGTTTTTCACATAATATATGAGTTGGGATATATTTAGAGCTGAGTATAAAAAGGGTTTAGATTCTGGAGATGATATGGCAAAGGTAATTGCTGAATCATATGATAAATGTGTTAAGACTGGAATGACAATTGGTACAGCACCACCCGCTCCATTAGCTAGTGGTAATGTGGCAGGATTAGAAGTAATGTTAAAATTGTGTTTTTCATCTTATGGAGTAACCCCCTTTCCAATCCAACTTGATAATGGATTAAAATTATATTGGTTGGGTGGTGTTACGGCATCGGGTTCGACTGTAATCGTACCAGGAATAACTGCAGGATATGTTCCAATGGGAGCAGCAAATGCAACAACAGAAGATTTTATAGAACAATTAATAATGAGTTTTAAAAACCACATGGGACAGGTAACGGGAATGTTTCCCGCACCAATACCTTTACCATTTGCAGGTTACAATGTACCAGGATAAAGGAGTTAGAAATGACTAAAAAAGAATTAGTTAAAATAATACAAGAAGTTGTACGTAGAGAAGTACAAAAAGAGGTCAAACAGATATTTATTACTGAGGGAATAAATAGTTTGAAAGCTAAACGTACTACTCTCAAATCAACCGCACCAATCGTGAAGAAGAGACCGATTCAAAAGAAAGTTGTAAAAAAGCGAGACCCCGTTACTTATACATCAAACGAATCATTAAACAACATTTTAAATGAGACTGTTGGGTTAGGTAAGGGGGATACTGATGAGTATCCAACAATGGGTGGTGGAGTATTTGATTCAACACGAGCAACGGAACTATTAGGATATGGAGAAGGTGGAGTTGGTGGAGATAAAGAAACTGCTAGAAAAGTTGGAGCAGTACAAACGATGAAACAAGCAGGAGTTTCTTCAGACCAATTACCTGAGAGTTTAGTTAACGCGTTGACAAAAGATTATAGTGAATTAATGAAACATAATATGATGAAGAGTAAAAAATAATGCCAGAAAATGTAAACGTAACCAATAACCCATCTGTCAGACATATTAATGAGGATGAGGATTCATTCTTTGGGTGTACATTTCCATTAACATATAAGGGAGATAATGTTGGATTTTTTCCAAGAGCCCAAACAGTCAAGGAACAAGCATTTTCTAATATTAAAAATTTATTGTTAACTCAAAAGGGTGAACGTGTCGGCCAACCTAATTTTGGTAGTAACTTACCATCATTATTATTTGAACAAGTTGGTGAAGATTTAGCTGATGGGATTGAAGAAGCAATCCACGAAGCTTTAGAAACATGGTTACCTTATATAAAAGCACAAAATGTTTTTGTGGTACAAGATAAACAAAACCCAAACCAAGTAGTGGTTACTTTAGAATTTGTCGTAACTGTCGATGACCCTGATTCACCAGAAACGATAACATTCAATTTTAACTCAGGAGGATAATAATGGCTAATGATGTAGATTATGGGCTAAATAATAAAAAAGAAAAAAGAGATATTAGATATATCGGTAGGGAGTTTTCGTCCATAAGAGCTAATCTATTAGAATACGCTAAATCTTATTATCCAACTGCATATAATGATTTCAATGAATCTTCACCAGGAATGATGTTTATTGAAATGGCTGCATATGTTGGTGATACATTATCTTTTTATATAGATACACAATATCGAGAAACACTATTACATGCTGCGGAAGAAAAGAAAAATATTTATAAGATTGCACAATCATTTGGGTATAAACCAAAACTATCTCATCCAGCATCAGTACTTTCAGAAATAACAATTGAAGTACCAGCAGAAGATGATGGTACAGATGTATCACCTGATTTAGATTATGCATTAATGGTTAACGCTGATAGTTTATTCTCATCTAAGACAGGTAGAACTTTTAGATTGTTAGATGATGTTAATTTTAAAACATCTTCATCACTCGATTCACGAGTAGAAAAAATATCACAATATGATAGTGAGACACCAACACACTTTACATTAACTAAAAAATGTTTATTAGAATCTGGTACAAAAACTTCCGAGAATTTTACATTTGGTGCAGGAGTTAAATTTGATAAAGTTATTTTAAGTAAAGAACGAATAATACAGATTTTAAGTGTGGTTGATGATGATGGGAATACTTGGTATGAAGTTCCTTTCTTAGCACAAGATACAGTCTTTTCATCAACAGAAAATAATGCAACAACCACGCCGGATGTTTCTGCTAACGCTGCAGATGCACCTTATATGTTAAAGTTAATTAAAACTGCAAACAGATTTACAACCTATACAAGAAGTGATGGTAAATCAGAATTACGATTTGGTGCGGGAACATCAACAAACGCAGATGAAGAATTAGTTCCAAACCCAGATAATGTTGGTTCATCATTAGGAACTGGTGTTAGTAAACTTGATACATCATTTGACCCAAGTAACTTTTTAAAAACAAAAGCATTTGGACAAGCACCAAGTAATATTACATTGACTGTAACTTACACTTATGGTGGAGCAATAGAAGATAATATTCTTACTGGTGAATTAAAAAACAACGATAGTCTTTCTACTACATTAAATGAAGAGGGATTAGATTCTGATAAAGTTGGTGACACAAAAAATAGTATTAGTATTACAAATAAAGAACCTGCTACTGGTGGAAGTGGTGGAGAATCACCTGAAGAAATTAGACAAAATGCTTTAGCATATTTTAATTCACAAAATAGAGCAGTTACTAAAGATGATTATGTAACAAGAGTTTATTCCTTACCACAAAAGTATGGTAACATTGCTAAAGTACATATTGTACAAGATGAACAATTAGAACAGAACACACAAACTATTGTAAAGGGTGGTAAGATTGTTAGAGAGAAAAACATAACAACAATACCTAATCCATTAGCATTAAATATGTATGTATTGGGATATGATAGAAATAGAAAGTTAGTTGCATTGAATGCAGCAGTTAAACAAAATCTTAGAGTTTACTTATCACAATATAGAATACTAACTGATGCAATAAATATTAAAGATGGTTACACAATTAATATTGGTGCGAGATTTTCAATTATTACTCAAAGAGGATTTAATAAAAATTTAGTACTATTAAAATGTATTGATGCCGTAAAGAATCATTTTAATACTCAAAAGTGGCAAATTAATCAACCAATTATTTTAAGTGATATTGCTTATGTAATATCGTTAGTTGATGGAGTTGCAAGTGTTGTTCCACCTGAAGATGATAATCCACAAAAACAATTGGTGGTTATCGAGAACAAGTGGAGAACCGAGAATGGATATAGTGGACATGTATATGATTTACAATCAGCAACAAAAGATGGAATCATTTACTCATCACTTGACCCAAGTATATTTGAACTTAAATACCCGAATTTAGATATCGAGGGTAGAGTAGTAGGAGATATTTAATGTTTTATTTTGAATACCCAATAACAGATACAACAATTTATCAAGGCAATATCACATCGTCAATCAATACAGGTTTAGATGAGATATTAGAGGTTTCAAAAAATGTTAATTCTTCAGGTACAACAATTAGTGTATCAAGAGCATTATTAAAATTTGATTATAGTTATATATCATCATCAGTACAGAGTGGAATAATACCAGTTGGTGCTAAATATTTTTTAAACTTATATGATGCAACTTCAACAGAACTTGCTACCGAACAAACTTTAGAAACCTATATGGTTAGTGGAAGTTGGACTGGTGGAACAGGAACATTAGATAGAGACCCTGTATTGAGTGATGGTGCTAGTTGGAAGTATCGTGATAATGATACCGAGAAAACTGAATGGGTTAGTGGTAGTACAACACAAGGTGGTACTTGGTACACTTCAAGTTTAGATAGCTCATATAATGTTTCATCATCATTTGATTTAGTTTATGAAACCCGAGATATAAGAATGGATGTAACAGATTTAGTTAAGAATCATATCTATTCAAGTTCAGTATTTCCAAATGATGGATTTATTGTAAAAAGAAATAATACAGCAACCAGTCAAAGTTTATATTCTATATTTGACCCCACAACAGCAACTGGTTCTGCAGAGGGAAATTCAACACCACTTGGTAATTTGAAATTCTTTTCAAGAGAAACTCACACAATCTTTCCGCCAAAGTTAGAAGTGGAGTGGGATGATTCATCATGGAACACGGGAAGTTTGGGTGAATTAGCAGCAACTGATTTAGATAGGTTGACCGTTTACTTTCAAAATATGAGGCCTGAATACAAAGAGAAATCAAAAGTAAAGTTTAGAGTTGTGGGTAGAGAATTATATCCAACAAGAGGATTTGAGACAACTCCAGCAGCATTAACAATTAAAACTTTACCACAAGGTACTACTGCAATGGGACAAGGTACATATTATTCAGTAAAGGATGCTCATACCGAGGATGTAATAATACCATTTAGTACAGGCTCAATAGTTAGTTGTGATTCAAGTGGTAATTACTTTAATGTATGGATGGATGGTTTCCAACCCGAAAGATTTTATAGATTTGAGATTAAGGTCGTTAGTGGTAGTGGTGTGAATCAAACTTCTATGATATACGATGATGATTATGAATTTAAAGTGGTGAGGTAAAATGCCTTTAACGTATGAACAGGCTAAGAGTAGAGATTTTTATCGCAATATACAAGATGCGGATGAACAAAAACATTTAAAAGCCGTTGAAGAAGAAAAGAACAGAGCTGCAATAAGTGGTTCTGCAATTGATGCTTTAAATCCGTTACGAGATGAAAATGGTTTCTTATTATCGTATGAGGACCCAAACGAACCAGGAAAAACTTTAACAGAAGATTATCAATATGTTCGACTTAATGTTGAGCAAAAATCTTCAGCAACGGGTGATACGATTAGACATTTTGGAGATGATTTACAATTTTTAGAAATTATGCCAAGGGCAACTGAAGAACCAATTATGACTGAAGCAGAACTCAATTTGATGAAAACTGATTTAAGAAGTAAAATAGAAGAGCAAGATATACTCAATCAAACATTAGATGTAACTATGAAACAATTACAAAATTCAATTGCAGTTACGAATGACCTTCCGGAGCCATATCCAAATGTGGATGAAGAACTTGCAAATATTCAAGCATCAAGAGAAGAAATTAGTGAACGAGCTAAAAATGCTAGTGGATTACTTGATAGTGAGAAACAAGGTAAAAAAACTGCAGATGCAGTTACAAATTTATTAGCGAAAACTACTGGGGATTAATGAATGTTACAATTTGGCTTAACTGAAAAAGATAGAGAACAATTAGAATATCCAAAAAGATTGTTTAGTGGTTTTGGTAGAGACCCTAACGACTTTATACATTTCTATGTATATGATATGGAAGATAACTTATTGGAAGATGATATTCTCAATATGGGAGATGTATTATTCCGTAATGATAATACAATTGATTTAGATGTCGGTGGCCACATCAGAGATTTAGGATATGATTCGGGAGAGTTCAAGGTAAAGTATCTTTTCCTTAGAAGATTAGCTGGACAAAAGAAAACCATTATGGTAAATGATGAGGGATTCATCAATATGGGAAAAATATCCACTAAGGTTATCAATGGTAAAACAAGATTTTTCAAAGGTGGGGAAACACCAACAAATCAAACTTTAGAAGAGGTATATGCAAAAGAAATGAAATATGTGGTGAAAGAAGTTTCACCATCAAAAAATGAAGTAAAGGTAGATATTCAATTAATTAATAATATACCATATCGTAAGAATTTTGCTGGTATAAATAAAGATTTTGTTTATGTTCCAAATAGAAAAGGTGGTTCTGGTGCTGGAACAATCAGATTTGACAAAACTGATGGTAATGTCTTAATACTTACTCCTGGTGAATCCGAAAGAGGGTTCACGGATGCTATGGTGGGTGGTGATATTATTATTAAGGGTATGTATGAATACACACTAACCGAAACTAAAATGGTAGAGATTAAGGTTAAAAAAGAAACTCAAGTTTTAGTTGATAAAGGAAATAGAAATACCCCCAAACCTACTGATAAAAAAGTATTATTCAATGATATTGTAAAAACTACTATCGATAAAGAACCTGTTGCAGTACGAGAAATATTAGAAACAACACCCGGTCCTGACCAAGATTACGAAGATTATAGAGATAGGGATGATTACGGAAGTGTTTGTTTTACTGGGGATACAAAAATTAAATTAAGTAATAATCGTACCATTCCAATCAAGATGATGAGACCTGGTATGAAAGTTAAAACCGAACAAGGTTACGCAAAAGTATTAAAGGTAGTTAAGGATAATCGACCTTATGGAGATAAATTAGTTCGTTACAAAAATCTTACCACTACAGACCATCACCCAATTAAACATCAAGGTAAATGGTACTTAGCAAATGAAGTTGGTACTGAGTTTAAAGCTGGGGCATTAGATGTTTGGAATCTAATACTGGATAAACATCATACTATTATTGCTAATAATGTAACATCTGCAACACTTGGTAAGTGGAATAGTATTACTCATTTCTTAGAGAATAGAGATAAAAGAATTAATATGTTAAGATTATCTGAAGATTTTGAAGATGGGGGTGGTAGTGGAGGTGGTTCAGGTACCGCATACCAGGCTGATGATGAATTGGAAGAAATACTTGAAGAAGTAATTAATAACATACCAGAAGATGAAGATTTTCCACAAGAAAGACTTACGGCACCACCACTTGAACCAGATAACGAATATATTGTTGATGTAAAACCAAGACCAATTACAAAAGAAATAATTGAAGATTTTGCTACTGATGAAGAGTCTATTCTAAAATTTAAAACTGTCGTAACATTTGAAAACGAATTAGTTCCAATTGATGTGTTCACTCAAGTACCCGTTGATTTTACAGCTAAGGTTGTTGAGATAATGGATTATAATAGAATAAGAGTTGATACTTCATATGAAGAAGGAGCAAATAAAGCAGACCATAGTGGTGAAGATAGATTTAATGATGTATTTACTGATATGTTTTTAACTTTTAGAAAAAATAAAGTAACCAGATTAAATACTTACATGGTTACTAAAGAGGGATATCACTTATGTATAAATATACTTGATGCACCCAAATCATCACTTCCTGATAGTGATAGGAAATTACCGATACGTGATGTGGCAGATAGAACTGCACGATATATTAAAACATATTCACCATTACCAGAGACGATTGAGAAAAATGATTTAGTTTATTTCGTAGAAGAAAAGATGGAGCCATACGAAGATATGGTAAGATTAACAAAGTTTGTAGAGGAAACTCCTGAAGTATTATTTTTAAGAGTTCCAAATTTAAACTCAACAACAAATCCAATCAATTTTAGAGGTACTAATTATAAAAGGTATGATGATTTAATTGGAACTGATACTTCAGTTCAAGATGATATAACAAATTACATACACTCAAGTAGTTTATTAGATGTACAACTATCAATTGATTATTCTAAACGAACTGATGCAATTGGCTTAGACCGTACGGATTATGGATTTGGAAACTTTATTAACTTTGGTGGAGCAGAAAATAGAGTTAGAAATTTTAAAAAGAAAATAACATTGTTAGAGGGATATAAAGTAGATTCACATAATTTAATAAATATATCTTCATCAGCTGATACTCGTGCTAGTATTAATATGAGAAAACGAGAAGTGATAAATAGTTTTGACCCATATGAAAATTATCTATATACTATCTCATCAAGTTATTCAACAAGTTCACTTGGTGAGTTTTATGATGCATCTTGGCCTAAGACAAGTGGTTCAAGAGAAGATGGTACAGACTTTGTGTTAGAACATACAAGTGGTTCAACATTTACTACTTGGTTTAATACTTGGACTGGATACGCAAAAGAATTTGATACTTATAACCAAAATAGCTTAGTAAATAATTTACCACTTCATGTGGCGAGCGATACAGAGAATAAAGTATTCTTAGATTTTATGGATATGACTGGACAACAATTTGATGAGATATGGTCTTATATTAGACACTTCACAGATATCAATGAGCGAAGTAATAAATTATCAGAGGGTATTTCAAAAGATATAGTTCGCGAAGTAGCGAAGAGTATGGGATTTGAAGTTGATAGCGGAAATGATTTAGTTATCTTACCCGAATATTTGTTAGGTAAAACCGAAAGTGGTGCAGATAAATATGAATCACCACAAGAAGCTGTAACCGAAGAAATATGGAAAAGAATTTTAGCCAATATGCCATTCTTTATGAAGAACAAAGGTAACCAACGAGCAATGAAAGGATTGATAAATTGTTATGGTATTCCGAGTTCAATATTAAGAATTAGAGAATATGGTGGGCCAGATTTAAATGATAGTATCAGTTACGAAATAAAAAGAAAATTTAATTATGCTGCTGATTTTAAATCAAGTGAGTATTTACAATTTCCTTGGCAAGATGATGGTACAAGTGGAATCAAACCAGAAACTTTAGAATTTAGATTTAGAGCACCAACATCAAAAGATATGACAATAGTTCAGAAAGGTGTTGGTAATCATAGTTTTGCAATCCAATTACAAGATAACGGAGCAACCGATTCTTATGGTAAGTTAAGATTTAGTGTATCTGCATCAACAGGTATTCAATTTATGACATCATCACTACAACCATTTTATAATAATGATATGTGGAGTGTGATGTTAACACGCGTATCACAGAGTGGATTAGATTTAGTAACAGATGCAAACGCACAAGATATAACATATCAGTTAACATCAAAACAATATGATGCTACAAGGCAAGTTATTTTATATCAAACAAGTGAGAGTGTAAGTATAGATGGAAATGCTTCTGCTGGAGCAGCATTTAATAATGCGTTCCATACTGATGGTACATTTTATATAGGTGGTAACGGAGAATTTGGTACAAGGTTTAGTGGTTCAATGATGGAGTTTAGATTGTGGAGTGAACCATTATCACAAAGTGCATTTGATAATCATGTCCAAGCACCAAAAAGTTATAATGGAAATACAACAAGTTCTGCGTATGATAATATGATATTCAGATTACCATTAAATGATAATACTGATTTAAATGCTTTACCAGAATCCATCGATGATAAATCTTACACTACAAGTTATTATGTAAGTGCTAGTGCAGTTGGGTTTAGTGGTAATCCATTTAGAAGCTTAGTAGACCAAGAAAAATTAAGAGTTCCCAACATTGGACCTCAAAGAAGAAACGCAACAAAGATTAGAAGTGAGGCAACTAAACTAAGCGGTAACTTATCATCAAACATTAGAGTTGAACAATCGTCAATGGATTACGCACCTATAGATAGTAATAAACTCGGTATATTCTTTTCACCTACTGATGTAATAAATGAAGATATAATGTATTCATTAGCAGATATAAACCTTGATAATGAAATTGGTGACCCAAGAGACCAATACGCGGATACCTATCGAGGATTAGAGAGAGTACAGCGAGAGTATTGGAAAAAGTATAGTCGTTCAAACAACTTTTGGGATTATATGAGAATCATACATTTCTTTGATGGAAGTATTTGGAGTCAATTAAGGAATATGGTCCCAGCAAGAACAAATGCAACACTTGGTTTATTAATAGAACCAAATATTTTAGAGAGAAGTAAACAGGTAGTGGGTAAAGTACCAAGTTTCGAAAATACATATTATGAAAATGCTAATCAATTTGGAGATGGAATACAATTATCAAGTAGGTTAAGTAGTTCTGCAGCACCTAATCCATTTACACTTTCTGGTACATTACCTTTATATGAAGCTGAAATTAATTTATATACAATGGATAGTGGTTCAATTGGAATACTTGGGAATCCAACATTAAATAAGATAGCAGAGATAGACCCAAGAACACCATTCCAATCACTTTATGCAACAGCAAGTATTACATTTGGTGATATAGATATAACATTTGAAGAAGCGGTTCAACCTTTTATCACTGCTTCAAGATTATCAGAACACAATGATATTAAAGTTCCTTACTATACGAGTTCATTATCGGATTCAATAGCAAAGGGATATGGATATCATACAGAGTACAATGGGAATTACCAATTTAGTGCATCATACGAAAGAAGTTCATACACGAGTGTAGCACTTGATTCATCACTATTTAGGTTATTCTATAAAGGTAGCAATTTAACAAAAAGCAACACGATGGATGGATTAGACCCAGTTGAAATAACGATTACTACACCTTCAAGGTTGGTAACACAAGAACCTGGTGATTCTAAGTTAAAAGTTGAGTAAAAACTTTGGATTCTTATATTTATATAATGAACGCAATCCATCTTAGTTCAAATCAATAGGAGTAGAAACAATGGGATTTTTAAATAACACAAGTGTAACCGTCGATGCCGTTCTTACGAAGAAAGGTCGAGAATTACTCGCAAGAGGTCAAGACGAGTTCAAAATAACGAAATTTGCTTTAGCAGACGATGAAGTAGATTATCGACTATGGGATACCGCTCATCCTAATGGTTCTAATTATTACGGGGCAGTAATTGAAAACATGCCGTTATTAGAAGCATTTGTAGATGAGAACCAAATATTAAGATATAAATTAGTATCTCTTCCAAAGAATACTGCGAAACTTCCAATCTTGGAAGTTCCATCACCATCATTGGTTTTCAATGGCCCTGGTATTACACAGACCATTACACCAAATACAAGAAATGGTAGTGATGCAGAAGCAGGATATAGTTTCGTATTACACGATGCTACTATCGCTAACTTAACACCAGTAATCATTAAGAAGAAGAAAACGAGAAAGAAGAGTAGAAAAACTAAACTTGGACCAGCTCAAAGATTTGGAGGAGCAGCATTGGCGTCGGAATTTGATTTCATACAAAAAGAAGATATAGCAGATTTACAAATGAACACAGGTGCAACAACACCAGTATTCCTAAATGAAGAAGAGAGAAAGCGTTCAATCACTTTATCTGGACAATCAGTAAATCTTGTTTCTCGTTCAGTAACAGCAGATACTTCAACCAATATAACGGTCGTGGGATTATCAACAGGTGCTACATACAATGTGGCAGTTACGATAAAAGCCGACCAGAGTACACTATAAGGAGTAGATGATGTCAGTATTTACAAGATTCGATTTTTCAAATGATGTAGTGGAAAACCAACGAGTTAAAATATCGAGTGGTATTTTTAGTGGTGGAAGTGGAACAATGACCGCATTCTATACTGCTTCTTCACAAGGACAAGTAACAGGTTCTCACTTATCAATATATCATCAAGACCCCGCTACTAATTCTACAACAGCAGAAATTCAATTTTCGTTGGGATATGCTCACTTTCACGGAAGTGGTTCGGCAGGAAACACCACAAAGTTAACAACAGGTGGTAGAGATTCTGCAACAATGTATAGACAATTTTCTAATGTATTGTTACCACCATTAACAGAAAAGTTTAGTTTTACAAGTTCACCATCGGCATCTGAAGATTTCTACTTTGTTAGTTTTAACAGAGCACGAATGAGAGAAAAGATTGACCCTGGTAATTGGGAAATTAAAGTTGGTACGACACACTTGATTGATGATAGTGGTGCTACAAATAATCCTACAGTCAATGAAGGTGGTAGAGTGTATAATGTTGTTTCGGGTTCATTAGAGACTGGAACTGGTGTTATTAAAACTGCAGCAACTTCACAAACCGGTGGAGCAATTGGAGCATTTTATCCTGATTTGGGGATTATACTATTAAACGCAACACATATGGATGACGTCGCTGGAATGGGTACTGCAAGAAGTACCGATGCATTTGATGATAATCCTAAAAAGTTCTTTAATAAAATTGTAACTGGAACAAAGTTCCAAGTTCGTAGAGAAGAAGAAATTAATTCTACTAATTTCTTTTGTAGGGTTAATAATAAAAAGTATAACTTTAGTTCTAACCCAACTTTCTTTACGGGTTCAGATGGTTCGTTAACAAACTCAACATTCTTTAAAGACCCTAAAGTGTACATTACACAAGTTGGACTTTATAATGAAGATAATGAGTTGTTGGCAGTTGCAAAATTAAGTAAACCAATATTAAAATCATATTCAAGAGAAGCTATTATAAAAGTAAAACTTGACTTCTAAAGGGGAAGGATAATGTTAAAAAACATTGACCCATCTGATAAGTCAATTAAACCTTTTAAAGTTTTTAAAAACTTCACTCTCACTAATATTAGTAGTGGGAGTGGACATCTTGTTTTAAAAGCAGTTAGTGGTTCTATTCATAATTTTATGACTGGGTCTGCCGCATCTCAAAGTTTCGGAAGATATGTTGAGGCAAGTGGTGGATTTGAGTTTGGTACATATTACGATATTCCAAATTATTTTATGATTAAGAATGCGTATTATGAAAATGATGAACCATTTAGAACTTTCGGTAGTAACAATTACACAAAAACAAAAAAAGTATTACACGGAAGTGCAAGGGTATTCACAATACCAAGAAACTTATTTGGTGAAAAAGTAAAACCTGGTAGTATCCAAATGGATGTAACTACTGGTGGGATTACTTATGATTTAAGAGATGATGGTGATGGTAATATTTACGATTACAATTACTCATCAAGTTTTGCAGCTTACAAATCATCATCATGGGATTATGATAAAGCAGATGCAAACGGAAGTGGTTCTCAAGTAGGAAATGCTTTTTACGAACATGGTGTGATAGTAATCACAGATACAGGTTCATTGTGGAATGCTGGAACTGATACTGGACACGATTTAAAATATAAATCTACACAAACAATATACGAATATGAATATATTGTTACGTTAGAACCAAACGAATATAATGCCACAACAAATATAAGTTCAACATTTGAACGAAGTGGTAGTATATCTATAGGAAAGGGTAGTAAAAATATTTCACAATTCTTTCCACCCAACTCTAACCCTACAGGACAAGGGACTGGGAGTTATAAAGAAGAATATAATGCAGCAACAAAGTATGAGGGTTTCGTAACACATTCAGATTTCGAACCTTATCTAACAACAGTCGGTTTGTATAATGATAGTAATGAATTATTGGTAGTTGGTAAATTAGCTAAACCAGTCAAATTATCAAAAGAAACACAAACTTCGATAGTTGTTAGATTTGATGTATAATTTGTAAATATATTATATTTATTATTGGAACGAAGAGTTCCAAAATTTAATCCGTAGCATACCCGCGAGCGGAAGGTTAACATAGAGATAGAATAACAACATATAAGGAATTTTAAATGTCCAATTATTTAAAATCGTTGGTTCTATTATTGGTAATTTCCCTATCGTGGGCACAAGAGCCGATAATCCGAATCAAACAAACAGGCGAATATAATTTACCAAAAACTTGGTGGAGAGAATCGGAAACTTTCCAACTACAAACATACCTTGCAGATGATAAAGATAATCCTGCATTGTATAACAATAACTTTGATGCATTTAGAGATAGTGTGATGACAATGGAAGTTACACTTGATGATAATGGTGCAGATATAACAGCATTTAGATTAGATATAGTTTTTGACAATGATTTAATTGATTGGGACCACGATGATACAGAAGTATTAAAGGGTTCTCACTTATCAAGTGCAACAGAGGGAGATTCAACTGCAGGAGCAGATTACTCATATGAAGTTGTACACTATTCTAATGTAGGATATATTGATTCACTTCAAACTGCAGATGGTGAAATATCTGAAAACAATAATAGATATGATTGGTTAAGAATCACTATGGTATCACACAATGGAAATACTTTTGAATTTGGTGGTGGTGATGGTGTACAAAAACAATTAATAAAATTAAATTTTAAAATAGAAGATGTAGTAGATAATTTTTCACCACAATCGTTTAGAGTTCCAACATTATACAATGGTGGTTTTGGGTACTACACATACGCTTCAGACGATTATCTTTTAGATTACAAGGTTTACATCGATGGTAATTGGGGAACGGACGAAACTGATGATGGTGGTGCTCGTGGAGATATCACACTACATCCAAAACTTTTAGATGTTGAGGGATTCTTTAGATACGCACAAAGAAATGGTACTAATGATGATAGAACTTATCCTTATTGGAAAGTTGTATTTGAACTTGACCAAAGTAATCCAGGTAGTGTTTCTAATTGGTATAACATTGAGGATATAGATGATGAGACAAGTAATACTGATGAAACCACTACTGATGATGTTATCGGTGATGGAACATCTACATTTTGGTTTGATGACCAAGGAACTACTGCAGCACAAACTTTACCAGGTGAGGGTTTCTTAGGAATTAGTTATTATGATTCTACATTTGTTGATGATAGAGGATATTTTAATATTCAATTACCAAGAAATAATTACTATCGTGTATCGTTTTATCCACCAGATGCAGATGATGATATAGGTACACATACACAATACGAACTTGATAGATATGCAATTACAAATATTAATGATGCTATTGCTGCATTTAATTTTCAAAGTAACAAATGGAAATCAGTAACAGGTGTTGATACTTTAGATGCAGTTGAATATTTTATTGGTGATGTTGATGGTGATGATGTATTTCAATTAAATGATGCTTATTTCTTATGGGCATATACTTCAGGTATATTTGAAAACTATACACACTTAAATGGAAACTCATATGAGAATTGGAGTACGATTGATACATTAAAAGAAAATGGTAATCCATTTCCATATGAATGGTATGAAGATTTAGGAGCACAGAAATACGAATTTACAGTCTATGAGGATGATGATTTTGACCAAGATGAAGATTTGAACTTTGGAGTGATTGAAGTTACTAATCCATTGATGAATACAATTCAGACTGGGTTAGATACTTTGGGTGTAACATTAGGTGCAGGTAACTCTACATATGGTAGTGATGCTAATCCAGATTTAACTTTACCTGATTGGGGATATTTCTTTACAGGAGATATTAATAATACTGGTACTAAAGTACAAGAACCAGGTAATGATGCAGATGGGTATATAGATGTAAATGGAACAACATTCTATCGTTGGGGTAACGGAAGTGCACCAGGTACTTGGGCAAATAAAATTGCTACTCAAACTCCAGATGTATTTTTCTCAATGCCAGCAGATTCAACTGTCAGAGTACAAAGTGGTGACCAAATAGAAGTACCATTTTATATTACACCAGACCAATTAAAAAATATTGATGTTGCTGGATTTGAGTTCGAGGTGTTATTCAATACCAATCAGTTAACATTTATTGATATGAAAACAGATGTTCTTCCAGGCCCGTGGTTTACTTATGTAAATGTACACGAACCTGATGATATAGGGTATCAGAAAGTATCGTTTGGTGGTATGGATTATTCACCAGGTAATGCACCACAACAATATTGGATTAATGAACCTATGATTGCATTGAATATGATTTTCCAAGCAGATTTTCCTGATTCAGAGTGGACTGAAGCAGATGTACAATTTGTTGGTAAAGGTGTAGCTGGTAATCCAAGTGGTCAAGATTTATTAGTAAATAAACAAGATGGTAAAATATTAGTATGGAATAAGTATTGGGCATTTGGTGGTGGAGAACCAGATGATGATGAGATAACTTATAACTATCCTAATCCATTTAATGAAACTACAAAGTTCCAATTTTATGTAGATGAGTTAACTGATGTTAAAATATACATCTTAAATTCAATGGGACAATATGTTGGTAAATTATTAGATGAACCAGTTTCACAAGGTATTCATACATTTGATTTTAGTAACACACCAGGTGCTTGGTTACCAGAAGAAAGTGTTTATCAAGAACATAAAGTATTAGAACCAGGTGTTTATATATTTGTTCTTGAAACAGATAAGAGAATTAAAGCTAACAAATTCACGGTCGTGAAGTAGGAAAAGATGATGAAAAAAATATTATTAAGTTTACTATTAATCAGTTCTTTATTTGGACAAGTTAATAGAATATTAACATTATCACCAACAGCAGAAGAAGCAAGTTTAGGAAACCAATCATTGGCATTTCATAATCCTGCTCGTGCGTATTTTGATACAGATAGTTTAGTTGATTTAAGTTTTACAAGAGTAAATTGGTTAACTAATATTACAGATGATATGGGATATAACTATGTTGGTGCTGGATATAAAAATCTAACATTTAGTTTACTATACTTTGATTATGGTGAACAAAATGTTGCAGATATAAATGGAACTATATCAGGACAATTTAGTCCTAACTCACTTGTTGCATATGTAGGGTGGGGTACTAAATTAGAACACAAAAGAAAAAAAGTAGAAAACATTGCTATTGGTTTTGGTGGTAAAATTGTTAACCACACATTACATACTGATAAAGCAACTGGTATACTTGTAGATGCTGGAGTACACTTTAAAAATCTATGGAGTAGAGTTGATTTAGATTTAGCAATTCAAAACTTTGGATATCAACCAAAATTTAATGATTGGAAAACAGAAGTACCTACAAGTGTTAATGTAGGGTTTTCAGTACCAGTAAAAGATTTTAGATTTTACAACCAATGGAATTTGTATGATGGATATCATACACACGGTCAAGGGTTAAAATATCAATACAAGAATTTAATGGATTTTAACATTGGATACTTTAATGATGTAACTCACGAACTAAATTATTCTTCAGTTGGTTTAGGATTTAAAGTAGATAGTTACAGAGTAGGGGTTGGGTACATCAATGGTGATGAAACCTTTCCTTTAAGTAATACATTTCAGTTAACCATAAATGTGGAGATATAAAATGTGTGAGTGTAAACAATGTGAATGTGAGAGTTGTAATTGCTCTTGCTGTGAATGTTAAAAATAGGAGTTAGTTATGGCAAAAGACATAGTAGATGCGGAGAATCTCGTTGAAGAGATTAAAGGAAAAAAGTTTGGATTATCGATTAATAACATTGTTGCTATTGTTACTTTTCTTTCTACCGCTATTGCTGGTTGGTATAGTTTTACTGCCCGCATTGATTCGTTGGAAGAAGTAGTTACAGGTTTTGCAGATGCAAGTGATATCGAAATCGTAACAGAAAAATTCAATAAGTATGATGAGATATTTACAGGATATGATGGTGAGTTACAATATCTTCGTGAGAAAGTTGATAAACTAAAAAACCCAAAGATTAAATCTTATGATGGTGATATTATCAAACTCGAAAATGAGATTGATAAATTAAATGGTGAGATTAAACGATTGGAAAAACTACTGAAAGACCCGTTATCGGATTTCAGATAAATAGGAGAAAAAAATGAACAAGATATTCTCAATATTGTTACTAATAGGTTTATACGGGTGTGCTGCATCAGTATCTACCGAACAATATGTTGGTGAGTATGAAAAGCAGAAATCATTGGATGAGGTAGAAATTACCAAAGTTGATGGATTAAAAATAGTAGAGTTAAAAATTAATAAAGAACTCGAAGAAAGATATCCAGAACTTGCAGAAAAAAGGGTTGCATTTGGTCTTACACAAGAAATGGAAAATGTGGCATCTTATACAGGAAGATTCAATTTGATAGAGGCCGACAGAGATAATCAATTAATGATGTTGAATGATTTAAAAGCAAACAACGCAAAAATTGATGTTGCCAAGTATTGGGGATATGTTACCATTTATGATTTCGCAGTAAATCTTACTGAGGATATAAAAGGTGGGAAAATAATAACAAGTAATGAAACCATTATAGGTATTCAAGTTAAATTAGTTAATTTAGAAAACACCCAGTATGTTGTTGGTAGTGGACAAGGTAGAGCTAAAACTACAGGCCAAGGATTTTTAAAGAATCCTAACATGGAGTTTAATCAAAGTTCTTTAAGTTCTGCAGGTAACAAGGCAATGGAAACTGCTGTTGTTAATGCAATACGAGCAATTGACCGAAAGGGTTGGTAACAAAATGAATGTGGCAGAAATTTCTATACTTAGTAGTACTTTGTAGCTCGGTTTCTGCCCAGTCTTTTTTTTATAGTTATATTGACCCCTGTAACCAGACAACGATTAAGGAGTCGTATTCACTACAAGAAGATGATAGTGGTGGATTTCAAGTTACATATTATAATCGTACCCGATATTTTACATTTGAACAAGTTTTAAATGGTGAATTAGAAGCGTGGGCGGAATCAGTTTACAATGATTTTGAAGATTTATTTCCGTGTGCAGTTCGGGTTGCAGAAGAGGTTTTATCATCAGTAATTGCCAGTGGTGTGGCATCTCAATTTAGTAAAACAGATGATATATCAGTTGATGCATCGCAGGTAAATTACGCCATACAGAGTACTACACGAGATTCCTTAACAGGTAAGTGGATTACTTCTTTTAATAGTGTTTACACAAAAGAAAGTTTTGATGGTGGTAGAACACACGATGGGAATTTTAATTTTACAGATGATTTAAGAAAGGGTTCGATAACATACGGACAAGGATTTAAATTTAAAGCTAAGAAACAAAATGTACAATGGAATGGTACTGTCTTAGCGTTTGAAACTTTTGAGGGGTGGGATTGGTTAGCTTCGGTATCCTACGCAAAATCCCTACAAAAACCAATGTCAGAAGCAATTGTATTGGCAGCAACATATGGTAATGTTAGTGAATATAATTTTGCTAATGTTAGTATAGTATATGGTATTACATATCCATTCAAATTCCGTAATGCGGATTTGTTAATAAGTAATTATATGGCATATACTTTACTGAGATATTATGATGGTAATAATCGAGGTGAACGATATTTATTACTGAGAAGTCCAATAATAATGTTTCCTACCATTTCGATGGATTGGAAAGTGGGCCAAGCATTTAAATTAAATCTTGGTTTCTCTATGGGAATAAATACAGTCGTAAATGACTATGGTGAACGAAGTAAAACATATAGTTTATTATTTGGAACTTACTTTTAAGGAGAAGAAAATGGGTAAAATTACAAAAAGATTTCTTTTTGGATTTGTATTAGGATGGGCATGTATGTCTATGATTAACGGACAGGATTTACCAACACCATCAATAATTGGTGAGGGTAATCTAAAACGACCTACTTTAAGAATATCAGAGTTTGTTAGTGTTTCTGAAAAAGTAGTAGTTGAGGATGACAGAATAACATTCGGTATCCGTCAATTATTACAAGAATCATTTTCAGATACAAGGTATATTTTAACTGATGATAATAATGCAGATTTTGTAGCATCAGTAGAAGTAGTGTATCTTGGTAAACCTAATGAAGCATTTAGTATTGTAGGATTATTTAATCGTAGAAGTACTAAAACAGAAGTTAGGTTATTGGTGAATATGGAAAACACCAAATCTGGTATAGTTAAATCATCGAGGGGTGAGGGTGAAATTGCAACAACAATTACAGCGACAGGATTACAAATTTCTGAAGATGTACCATTCAACAAAACAGAGTTGGGTGGAGCAGTTAGAAAAGCTATTGATAATGCAATATCTACACTTGAATAATGGTTAGAAAAGATACGATTCTTGGTGTTGTAATAAACATCTTGATTGTACTTGCTGTTGTGGGTATAAGATATTATTACGCCAAACAAGAAATGGATTTTTTAACCAAAGATTCAGGTAGACAGGAAGAATTAATAACTGTCAATAAAGTTGAGATAGATACTTTAAATCAAGAGGTTGAGTATTTGAGGGAATTATCAAATGACCAACACAATGAACTTCAAGATTTACAAGTAAAATATTACGAACAAGTAAAATGGAATACCGAGTACAATCAGAAAATTAAAAATTTGAAAGATGACCTCGATAGTCTTGGAATAGAATTGGGATTAGCATATATGAATACAATTCCATTTCAGTTTGAGTTCGGTTCACAAGATGCTTATATGAAAGTGTTTGGTGGAATGGGATATAAATTACAGAATAACGCAATAGTAGATTCAGAAACTAATGTTGGGTTTGATGGTAGATTACAATTTGGTGCACCTTTGGTTGACCAAGTTGGTAAACACGAATATCTGGTGTATAACGATGATAGAGTTTGGGAATCAGGTGGTAATAGTGTTTATATGAGTGGTGGTGACGGACAGAGAATAAAAGTTAAACCACCAAAAAACCAAATTAGTGTTGGACCATTTGTAGGAGTTCAATACGATAAGAGTACTGGTTTAACAGAACCCGTAATTGGGTTCGGTGTAACTTATAATGCACTAAAAATATGGGATTGGAAATGATTGATAAGAAAATAGCAAAGTTAAACGATGCAACCACTCGCCAAGACCAAAAACATTGGATTAATAAAGAGTTGATTGGGATTATACAATATCGTCAAGCTAGAAAGTGGTACGTATCTTTAATTATTATGGTGATATTTATGAGTGTACTGATGTTAATGTTATTCTATATCGGAGAGGGAAAAGACCTAATGCCAGAGTGGAAGGAAATTCTATTGGTGTTGTTAGGTGGGTTTATAGCAAGTTTCAGTAAAGTTGTTGATTTCTGGTTTAATAACCAAGAGAATGATAATAAGTTATTAGAACATGCAGATGATTAATAAGGGAGAGTAGTATGTTAATTAAAGGAAAATCAAGTGCCAAGTAAAGCAGCAAAATCAAGAAAAGCAAAAAAACAAAAATTAAATGAGAAATGGAAGATTGAAGGTCGGACCGCCAATCAACATAAAAAATGGAAAGCTAAACAGGTTGATAACAAACCGAAGTGGGGAAGATGATAAAATTAAAAGAATTGATTGAATTACAATCTATGGTTTATACAGAAACCATAAAACCAAAACACAAAAAAAGGTTTACAAGACCTAATCCATCTGATAAGAAGTATGGAAAGAAAGTTGCTAAAGCATTATTCAACGGATTAAAGTAGGAGAATAAAATGATACCTAAACTAGCAACAATACATCTACTGATGGAACGAGTTGATTTTCAATACATTGCATCTGAATTAGTTGAATACTATGGATTACGAAGTAAAGTAAAATTTAATGTAAAGGGTAATAATGATGGTGATTATGATTGGGATAAAGATATTATTAATTTACGAAAATCCTACAAGAATGTCAAGGAATTTATTGTAAGTGTTCTACACGAAATTCATCATGCTGATATGGTTAAGAAATATGGTAGGAAAAAGTTTCTGAAGAAGTATCAACAAGCAGATGATATGGCTGATGTACAAGGTTTTGAAAGATATCACGATAATAAGTGGGAAAAGAAAGCTGAGAATTGGGCTAAACAAGAATATAATAGAAAATGGAAAGATAAATTCTAATTTGAGTTTTCTATCTGATATATATTATTAACTATAGTTATGTTAACATTAAAGGTTCTAAGAAAAATCACAACCTTATTTTTCTCTGAAATTATTACGTCCAATTAAAAAATAAAAATTACATTCTGAGAGATTTATAATATATTTATTAATAACTAATAATTAAAAGCTTTTAAATAATATAACTATTAACTTTGGTTTCATATGAAAACTCGTTCAGCAAAAAACAAAGGCAAACGCCTACAAAATTCCGTAAGAGAACTTCTTCTCGAAAATTTTAAACAATTAGAACCAGATGATATTAAATCCACAACGATGGGTGAAAGTGGAGAGGATATTCAGTTATCACCTGCAGCCCGTAAACTTATACCATACTCATTCGAGTGTAAGAATCACGAAAAATTAAATATATGGAGTGCCTTAGAACAAGCAGAAGAATATTCTCATAAGGGTACACCAGTTGTAGTGTTCAAAAGAAATAGGTCAAAGACCTACGCAGTAATAGAATTAGAAGAATTTGTAGAACTTATTAAATGAGTGTAATATCAATAGATTCAAATGGTAATGAAGTAGATGATACTTATGTAACGAGTATTGATTCGATTATGATATTGAAAGAGATGTTAGGTGATGATAAAACTGCTGATGAGAATGGAGAACTTACTGAGTATGGAAACAAAAAATTAAAAAGGTTACAAAAGAAGTGGTGTATAGAAAATCAACACAAGAATTATAATAATAAAGATTATGCAAAGTAATGGGGAATAATTGAGTCAATTAGTTATAAACATCTTAGATAAAGCATTAAAATCTAAGGGTACAAAATTAAAGAAAACAAATGAGTATATGTATTGGTCACCATTTGTTTCACATCATAAACAAAAATTACAAGTCAATATAGAGACTGGTAAATGGCATTGTTGGGTAAGTAATCAAGGTGGACATAATCTATTTCAATTACTCAAACAGATAAATGCAAATCATATATTATATAAAGAATTAAGTGATGCTACTGGTAGTACATATTACCAAAAGAAAGATGATAAAAAGGAAATCGCGGTAACCTTACCCAAAGAATGTAAACCATTATGGAATGGTGGTGATTCAGTACAGAAGTTACACGCATTAAAATTTGTTATGGAGAGAGGATTATCTTTTGATGATATTATCAGATATAATTTAGGGTATTGTTTAAGTGGTACATATCAGAATAGAATTATTATACCATCATATGATAGTGATGGAGTATTAAATTATTTCGTTGGTAGGGATTTCTATCAAGGCGGGATGAAGTATAAGAATCCACCCGTACAAAAGGATATCATCGGATTTGACCTATATGTGAATTGGGATGAACCGATTATACTTTGTGAGGGTGTATTTGATGCTATGGCCATCAAAAACAATAGTATTCCCTTATTCGGAAAAACAATTTTACCTAAACTTTATAATAAGATAGTCGAAAAGCGAGTCAAACAGGTATTTATTTCATTAGACGATGACGCATTTAAGTCGTCGTTGGAAATAATATCTAAACTAACTGCGTTGGATATCGATGTAAGGTTCGTAAAGTTACAAGGTAAAGACCCAAGTGAGTTAGGTTATTTGCAAATGATAGACCAACTGATATCGTCTAATGAGGTTGATTTTAAACAATTGATGAGGATGAAAATCTATGGCAATAAAAGATAACATATGGAAGTTCGGTGATGGGTATTATAGAGTGCATATAACTAATTCTAAAGCATATCAAAAAATAAAAGTGTTTTTGGGAATTTCGAAAGATAGTTATTATAAGAAAAATGGCAAAGTATTCGCGTGGGATATTACTTGTGAAAACAAAAAACTACCACGCGTAAAAAAGATACTAAAGGAGTATTCTTGATTCAAGAAAAAGTTAAAGTTCCCTTTCGTAAATTAAAGCATATACACCATATTTCCGACATACAGATTAGGAACTTGAGACGACACAGAGAGTACGAAGAAGTATTCAATGGATTGTATGAGGAAGTAAAAAAGAATCCAAATAATGCGGTTGCATATATTGGTGGTGATATTGCTCATTCTAAGTGTGAGATGTCACCTGAGTTGATTGACCAGTTATCAAGGTTATTCAAAAATTTAGCAGACATATGTCCTACAATTATCATTGCAGGAAATCACGATTGTAATTTAAATAATCTAAACAGAATGGATTGTTTAACACCTATCGTAGAAAATCTAAATCACCCAAACCTACATTATCTAAAACGAACAGGTGTTTATACATTTGCAGATACTGATTTTATAGTATGGGATGTTTGGGATAAAGAAGAAGATTATATCAAAGCAAAAGATATTCCAGGAGATAATACTAAAGTTGTATTGTTTCACGGAACAGTCGATAGAAGTGAAACTGATTTAGGTTTCAAACTACCAAGTAAAGTAAAGATGAGTATGTTCAAAGGATACGATTTAGGATTACTTGGAGATATTCATAAACGACAACATTTAAATAAAGAAGAAACTATATCTTATTGTGGTTCATTAGTTCAACAGAATCACGGAGAGGATATAGGTAAGGGTTATTTACTTTGGGATGTTCCTGCCCGCAAATCGGAGTATATAGAGATACATAATGATTATGGTTATTATACGATTAATATTGATAATGGTAAGTTACCAGATTTAAGTGATTTACCAAATAAACCACGAGTTCGTGTACGAGTAAGTAATACGAAACCTGCTCAATTAAAAAGATTAATGACTAAGGTTCAGAAGATGACCAAGATTCAAGAATCAGTTATTACAAGAGTAGATGGTTTATCAACGGATAAGATTCGTGATAATAAAGTTAACATTGGTGATGTATCTAATGTTGGTTATCAGTTTGATTTAATTAGTGAGTATTTAAAGAACAATTATATTGTTGATGATAATACTATGATAAAGATAAAAAAAGTACTTACTGATTTAAATGCAGTTATACCAGAAGCCGATATTCAAAGAAATGTAAATTGGAAATTAAAGAGATTTGAGTTTAGTAATTTGTTTAGTTATGGTGAAGATAATGTAGTTGACTTCACTAAGTTAAATGGGATGATTGGATTGTTTGCTCCAAACGCAAGTGGTAAATCAGCACTATTAGATGCTTTATGTTTTAACTTATTTGATTTAAGTTCTCGTACATTCAAAGCAGATAACATTATTAATAAAGCAAAAAGTACATTACATTGTAAAGTTAATTTTGAGATAGATGGTATAGATTATTTTATCGAGAAAAAAGGTAAAAAGAATCTAAGGACTGGACATGTCAAAGTTGATATAGAATTTTGGATGATAGATGATACTGGTGAGAAATTATCATTAAATGGAGACCAACGAAGAACTACACAAAATAACATCAAACGAGTTATTGGTAATTATGAGGATTTCATTTTAACATCTATGAGTTCACAGAATAACTCTACAGTCTTTATTGATAAAACTCAAAAAGAACGAAAAGAGTTATTATCTCAATTTATGGGATTAAAGATATTTGATTCGTTATGGCAACAAGCAACTGAAGATATTAAAGAAGTGAATACACTTCTGAGAGATTTTAAGAAAGCAGATTACGATAGTGAGTTGGCAACAATAACTGATGATTTAATTTTACTTGAATCTAAAGAAAAAGATTTTAAGAAAGATGAGAAAGAATTAAAGAAATCAATCAAAGATATAATGGGTAGTATTAAACAAGAAACTTTAAGATTGAAACCAGTCGATACTACACTTAAACCAATTAAAACCTTAAACGATGAACACTCTAAGTTAACAACATTACAAGATAATGTCAAGGAAAAACTTAACGAACTTTCAACCGAACAATATGACTTTGAAAAAGCAGTAAAAGAGATTGAGAATAAAATTGTAATATACCAACAAGATGGTGTAGAAGAAAAGTATTATCAATTAGAAAAGTTGGAAGAAGAACGAGATTTATTTCAAATAGAATTGGATAAGTTAAAATCTGAAGTACGAGTTAAGTTAGATAAGATTGATAAACTCGGTAATTTAACACACGATGAAGATTGTGAACATTGTATGAGTAATCCATTTACATTGGATGCTATCGAAACTAAAAAGAATCTTGATAAAGATAAACTTCTTGCACAACAATATGTTCAAAAGAAACAATTGATGGAAGATGAGATACAGAAACAATTTAAGGTTCGTGCATTTAAAAAAGATTTAGATGGATTAGAGGGTGAGTTAAGTGAAAAACAAAGATACCAAGAAAACATTACATCTAATATAAATCTTATAAAAGAAAAACAGAAGAACATAACTACTCAGTTTAACTTGATTACAAGTGATATTAATAAATCAAACGCTCAAGAAAAAAATGTAGTATTCAATGAACAGATAGCACAAGCAATTGACCATCTACAAAACAACAATGATGATTTAGATTATCAGTTAGATATGGTTAGTAAAAAATTAACTTCTATTCACGGAGATATAAAAGTTCTTAAAACCAAAGAAACACAGATTAATGATAACATTGATAAGGTAGAAGAACTTGAGGGAGACCATCAAGCATACCAATACTTACTTGAAGCAATTAAACGAGATGGTGTACCTTATGATTTGATTAGTAAATCATTACCAACAGTCGAGGGTGCAGTAAATGATATTCTTGCACAGATAGTTGATTTTAGTATTGTGTTTAATATGGATGGAAAACAAATAGATACTCACATTGTATATGATGATGATAGAGTATGGCCATTAGAATTATCAAGTGGTATGGAAAGATTTATCAGTTCTCTTGCAATAAGAGTTGGTTTAATGAATGTAAGTAATTTACCGAGAAGTAACTTCCTTGCTATTGATGAGGGATGGGGAACAATGGATAGTGAGAACTTAAATTCAGTTTCACAATTGTTCCAATATTTGAAATCAGAATTTCAATTCTCATTGGTCGTTTCTCACATAGAAACTATGAGAGATTTTGTTGATACTCTATTAGAGATTAAGAAAGTTAATGGTAGTTCTTCAGTTAAATTTAGTAGGGATTGATGGCATCTTAGCTTTAGGCGTAGAGCCACCTTTCATCTTACCTAATGTTTGATTGATAAAAGAAGAACAATTAGTTCTATTCTCTTTACAATAATACTTTAGCCATTCCATAACATCTTCATCTAATGTGAAGTTATATCTTTTTTTCATTTTTATACTTACCTTATACTTATCTTATACATATAAATAAGTATCATTATTTTAAATTTTAATACTTATATAAGACTACTTTTATAACGAGGTACACACTTAAATGGCAATCTTAAAGAGAATCAACAAATATCAAGGTTTAAAGGATATAGATATACTTGTCGAAGAGACTGGGTTAACTTCCCAATACTTTCAAGTTTATGACTTTCCAGACCAAGTACCACAAGGTAAATCATCATTCTTAGTTGCAGGCTCACCATTCTTAGCAGATAATGTAGAACTTAAAGTTGAAATATTAGATGCGGGTGGAAACACTGTCTATACTGAAGCAATAACAAATTATCTTGAGGGTGGTGCACGCCGTGTATCAATAGAGGTATATGATGATGTTATACCTGGTGATGGTTTTATGTATATTGTTGGGGAACTTAAAAAGAATTATAATAGTATAACTGCATTAAATTCAAATAAAGATGAGATAACCGATACGATTGTTGACCCAGATATGATAGCAGGTCTTGGTGGTGAGGATGTTCCACCAGAATTTCAAGGTGTTTATAATGTACGATATGCAAGGCCAATTTTTATTAATGCGTCATTACCTAATTCACAACCAATTTTCTTTTATCAACAACCAAGAGTAACTATCACGGAAGTTGTTAAACCTTTTATAGAACAATTAGCACCAAGTGGTTCAGTTGTATTGAGTGGTAGTATTGAAGCAAATCCTGCTCCAGATTTAATACCACTACCAGCACCAATTGCTCCGCCACCAGGATTTCCAAAGAATCCAACAGCAGAGGGATTGGGCCAGATTGGTCAAATAAATGAAATATTTAAATCAAGTAAAAAATCAAAATCTAATCCATTTAGAAATTCTGGTTTTAGGTCAAGGGGGAGATTAGTAAGAAGGTCATCACCTGAACAAGATAGATTCTCAATGAGGATACACCAACTTGAAGAATCAAATGAAACCACAAAGGATAAAGCATCGAGTGCATTAATTGGTGCAACTCTAACTATTAAATCACCAAAAGTTGATTTAGTTAAATATCCAACAGAAGAGTTTGATGTACCTACTTCATTCAATACGAGTATTAAAAAGGTTTTAAATGAAGAAACGATTGTACCAGTAGATGATTTCTTCATTACAAGAAGGGATACGTTAGAAAGAATACCAGTTCCAATTATAGCAGATGAAGTTGCTGGGGGTGGACAATCTGAAGTTACAATGTCTTATACACCTTTTCCTGAGCAATCACTTAGTGCAACACACAATCGTTCTTTTGCTGATGTAACAGTCGCAAATTTAAGAACATTTAGTGGAGATGTTTATAAGACAAAAATTTATGGAAAGAGTCAAGGTTCACTTGGAGATTTTGAATTACTACACGAGGGTACGATTGAATCACCACAAACATTAATAGACCCATATAGTGTAGATGGATTTTTAAATATTGGATATTTTCACACACAGAGTATTGTGGATAATTATTGGTTACTTAGTGGTGGTAGTGCTGCCCGAGATGATAGTAAAATATTAGATGGTATTGAAATTAGTGGTTCAAACTATGCAGTAGGTTCTTCAGTTGAACTAACTACTTCAGGAAGTTTTGCATTAGAAAAGGGTGTACCTTATTCAGTTACATTTAACGCATACTATTTTAAAGAAGATAAAGTACAAGATACTGGTGAAGTAGTAAAGGAATTTGATTTAGATGTATTAATATCGGAAGCAGCATTAATTGGTGGTACTTTATCCGATACATATCAATCAGTAGGTAAAGTAGATATAGGGAATAATAACTTAAATGAGGGTTCAATACCAGGTATTTATACTACGTTCATAACACCGAGTGATATTGGTCCAACTCTTAAATTAAAATTTAAATTAAATGCTGGTAGGGCAATTATAAATGATGTAGTTGTACGACCACACGCAGAAACAAACTTTAATCCAGATTACTTCAGGGTAGTACTTCCGATGGCATATCCATTACCCAAACAACCAGATTTATATGATTTCTTAGTAGAGTTTTATGATGTAAATAATAATATTGCAGAAACATTCACGATAGGCCAAAACATAGAATTTACAGGTGCACCATTAAATATTGATGGTGAGGATAACTTACTTAGTGGTTCATTGTACATTGGTTCTACACAAGGTAGTGGTTTTGAGATGGCAGGAGTATCTTCTGCATTCTTACGGTCTATTGGATATAATGGATTTGATAAAACTATAGCAGAAAGTAAGGGTGGATTTTTATTGTGGAGTGGTTCTATCGGGGATAGATTAACTGCAAGTGAAGATTACGATGGAGTTGGGTTAGAGATAGTAGATGCCCATACTTCACAGGATAGATATTTAAAATTTAGAACAAACCCAAGCACATTTGAAGTTGTTACCGACCAGTTCTTCTTAGGACAAGCTGGTAGTTCTTTTGTAAGTGGTTCAAATGGTAACATCGAAATATTCTCATCAGGTACTACAACCTTGAGTGGTAGTAATGTAGATATTTTAACACCTAATTTCTATCTTGGTGGTGATGATAATTACATTAGTGGTAGTGGTGGAAATATTGATATATTTAATACAGGCACAACAACCTTGAGTGGTAGTGCGGTATTAATTGAAACACCAACATTCTTTATGGGTGGACCAAATGCGTTCGTAAGTGGTAGTGGTGGTAATGTAGAAATAAGTTCAAGTAACTTCCATTTAACACCTGAGGGTAGTGTAACGATGAGTGGTGATATCACCGCTAATGCTGGTTACATTGGTGATTGGAAAATAGTAGGGGGAAAGATTAGTGGTAGTAATATCACAATGGATGCTTCTAATTCTACGATATATAAAACCGACCAAGGACCTGGTTCAGATAGTGGAGAATCCTTTGCACAATTAAAGAATGAATACTATCTTGATTTCACACCAACAACAGAAAGTCCAGATAACTATTATATCAAAATGGGCCCAAATTTTGGTGTTGATAAAGATGGTATTTTATTTGCAAGTGGTGCTAAGTTTGAGGGTAGTATTACTGCATCACAAGGTTTAATTGGTGGATTCACAACGGATAGTAGTTCGTTTCATACTGATTATATTTTTATAAGTGGTTCACCCGCACTTGGTGGGACAGACCATAGAAGATTTATGTTTATATCATCTTCAAACTTTAATGTTAAACAAGATGGAGATGTAACTGGTTCTGCTGTATTATTCACAGGTGGTAAGATTGCTGGATTTACAATAGATTCTACAAAATTAAAACAAGGTAGTTCATTTCACTTAGATGGAGCTTCAGATGCCACGTATTTTATTTCTTCATCAAATTTTCAAGTAACCCCGAGTGGAGATATAAGTGGTTCACAAGTATTATTTACAGGTGGTAAGATTGCTGGAAGTGGTGTTGAGATTGATGTTAATAACTTTGAATTAGATGCAACAGATGTAGCAATATCATCTACACACGCATCAATGAGTTTAGGACATGATGCCGATTCAAATGGTGGTATAAGATTAGTAGGAACTAATGGTGGTACTATTGCAATGGGAGATACCTTACCAGCAAATCTAACTTCAGATGGTATCTTTATGAGTGGTAGTGGGGATTTCAATTTTCAAGGTAATTCAGCAAACTTTATTAGAAGAGTTGCAACTGCATTAACTATAAAAGCTGGAACATTTGATTTAGATGCAACCACATTAATATTAGATAGCAGTGGGGATAGTGGAACTGGTGTTATAAGATTGGGTGGAAGTGGTGGACCAAATTCACCAACAAGTTCAACCGCAGGAATCTATATGGATGGTGGTGGTGCATTAAATGTAGTTGGAAACTCTACAAACTTTTTAAGAACCGATGCTGGTTCATTAACTGTCAATACCGATACATTAGACTTAAAAACAAATACCTTACGAGTATCATCATCAAATGGTGGTGTAATTGCAATGGGTGGAACATTACCAGTAAAACTTGAACAGAGTGGTATTTTTCTAAGTGGTAGTGGACAATTTAGTTTCTACTCATCATCACGAGGACATATAGTATTTGATGGTACAGATTTTAAAATTGCCTCAAAGAATTTAACAATAGATACATCAACACTTGATATTAATACTGCAGGTGGTGGTAATATTGCACTTGGTAGTGGTTCACCATCATTAACTGCAGCAGGTATATTCTTGAGTGGTAGTGGTGATTTCAATTTTATGAAAGATGCCAATAACTTTATACGACAAAGTGGTGGTACATTCCAAATAAAAGCTGATACATTTGATTTAGCAACTTCAACATTAATAATAAGTTCTTCTCAAAATAGTGGAATGATATCACTTGGAGCAACTCCCAATACAAGTATTGCAGGAACTGGTAAGGGTGTTTACATGGATGGTACTGGTGATTTTCTTGTAAGGGGAGATTCCAATAACTTCTTTAAATTTGATGCTAGTGGTAATTCAGTACAATTAAAATCTGATACATTCGATTTACAAACCACAACATTTTCGGCATCATCTGCTGGTACTGGTAAGATTTCACTTGGACAAACACCACCTACAAGATACGATAGTGGAAATGGTATATTCTTTGATGGAGATGCTAACTTCCTAATCGGTAGTGCAAGTGGAGATAAGATACAATTTACCAATGGTGATTTTACAGTCCAAGTTGGTTCATTAGAATTGGATGCAAGTAATATAGAGATTAGTTCAACGAACGCTTCTATGTCATTGGGTGAGGGTAATATTATACTTGATGGTGCTAACAATAAAATTAAAGTTGGTAAAACTACTAATCAATTAATTGAGATTGTAGGTTCATCTACACAAGGATACATTGCAACAGGTAAAGATTCCGCTACATCTACAACCGCAGGATTTTGGTTAGCAAATAATAACACAGACCCAGAATTTGCAGTTGGAGATTCTACAGATTTTATTAGATTTAATGGTGGTAACTTAGATATTAATTCTCAAAAACTTGAGATTGCAGCATCCACATTACAATTATCCACAACCGAAGCAAGTATGAGTCTTGGACATAATGCACAAAGTGGTTCTTATGGTAGAGTTATATTAGAGGGTGCAGGAGTCCCAACATTAAGAATTGGAAAACAAGCACACACCATTACACTTGCAACTGGTAGTGGTATTTATATGGATGGCGATGGTAACTTTAGATTTGGTGATGATGATGGTGGTATAAAATTTAATAATGGTAATTTCTCAATTACTGGTTCTGATGTAGATATTGATGTAACAGATATTAATATTACTTCGACTGGATTTAGATTATCATCCACAAATGCTTCGATGTCGTTAGGTACAAACGACCAATTATTAGTACACGCCAATAGTTCAAGTCCATTTTTAAGTATTGGACAATCTACAAAGGGTTACGGACAAACAGGAATATTTCTTGGGTATATAAATTCAGTATCAAGACCGCGAGTTTCGTTTGTTGGTTCAACGGGTCATTTTAAAGTTGACCAAGATGTAGATATCTCAACAGAAACATTTGAACTTGATGCAAATAGTGGTGATTTACAAATATCAAGTGCTCATAAATCAATGTCATTGGGAGACCAATCTATTGTACTTGATGGACCAAACAAAAAAATAACAGTCGGTACGGGTAATCAGATTAGTATCGTGGGTGGAGCATCAGATAACTTTATTACTATGGGTAGTAAAACGGGTATGGATAGTACTCAAGGTAGTGGAACTCCAGGTATCATTATTGGGATGGATGGAAGTAATCCACAAGCTGAATTTGTAAAAAGTGCAACAGAATACTTTATTTATGATAATGGTATAGATATGAAAACACTTAACTTTGAGTTAAGTGCAAATAGTGGTAATTTACAAATTTCATCAGCAGATAAAGCAATCAGATTAAGTTCTGGTTCTACTGGACAAGTTACAATACAAGGTGATGGTACAGATGGATTTATCTCTATGGGTAGTAAAGGTAGTTTTGCTAATGAGGGGAGTGGAAGTGCTGGTATTATTATCGGTATGGATGGTGCTAATCCACAAGCAGAGTTTGTTAAAAACTCTACAAATTATTTTATATTTGATGATGGTATTGATATTAAAACTGATACTTTTAAATTAGATACTACACGATTAGATATCGATTCATCCACTGCAAGAATTTCGGTATTTGATTTACAGGATGATGAAGTTGTAAGAATAGGTGAGTTGACTGGTACGAATACATTTGGTATGAAAATATTTGATGGTACTGGTACAGCAACAAGTAATGAACTTGTTAAACTTGGGGGTGATGGAAATGAAATAGCTGGTTGGACTATCACGAATGATAGATTATCTGGTGGTAATATGATTATCCGACAAGATGGTACGATTGAATCCGCAGGGTTTGCAAGTGATGTCGCTGGTAGTGGGTTTAGATTAACTGCCGCACAAGGTGGATTCTTAGAAGTAGAGAATGCTAAGATTCGAGGAACATTAGCAACAGCAGTATTCGAAAAGGAATCTGTCAACGCGGTTGGTGGACAATTATATGTAGCAAATTCTACAGTCTTAACATCAAGTGCATTTGCTGTAAATGCGATACATACAGCAGCACAAGAAACAATGTCAGTTGCAAATGTAACTGGTTTCTCATCGGGTGAAATTTTATCATTAAAGAAAGTATCGAGTACAGGTTTTGCAACAGAGTATGTAAAGGTATATAGTGCTTCGCGAGATGATTCATCAAGTGATGTTAATTTTGCGGGTAACCTATTTGTTACTCGTTCATTTGGTCAAGGCATTACAGGAGATAGTGGTTCTTTAGGAGAATCCCCAGCGGTTTCACAATCGTATAGTGGTTCACAAGTAATCGTATCGACTGGTAAACTTAACACAGGTTATATCAGATTAAACGCAAATCCAAATGATGAAACCACACCTTATATGGATATCGTTGAGAGAACAGGTAGTGGAATATATGATGTAGATTTAAAAGTTAGGTTAGGAGATTTAAGTGGATTAAGTAGTGGATTATTATTTGGTAATACTACACCTGGATTTGGTATCTTTACCGAAAATGGTTTCTTTAGTGGTGGTATAACTGCAACGACTGGTTCGTTTACTGGAGTTGTACATATCGGTACTTCTGATTCTCAAAAGATGAAACTCGGTGTTGATGTAAGTGGTGCTAGTGATGGTATTCATATTAATGATGTTAATTATTGGTACACGACTGGTAATTTTAAAGTTGGTGATAGTGCAGGAAACTTCATATCATCATCTGGTGAAATATCAACCGATAGTTTAGAAATAAATGCTGGTAGTGGAGATTTTCAATTATCTACTACAAACCACTCTATGAGTTTTGCTGATGGTGATTTATTACTAAAGAAAGAAGGAAGTGATGCTTCAATTACAGTCGGTGGAACTACAAGTAAACAAATTACAATTAAGGGTAGTAATACTCAAGGATATATCGCAAGTGGTAAAACATCTGCTGCTTCATTAACAGAGGGATTTTGGATTGCTAATAACGATACGGATGCGGAGTTCCATATTGGTGATGGTAGTAGTGCAATTAAATTTGATGATAATCAATTACATATAACTTCTTCAAAATTTGAACTTGATGCGGGTGAGGGTGATTTACAAATTTCTTCACTACATAAATCAATGAGTCTTGGAGATGGTTCTTTTGAAGTTATCGGTGACCAATCTAACAATCTAACAAAATTAAAAGTTGGACAACACACGATACAAAACATTCAAATGACTGGTAGTTCAAATGCTGGTATATTGAAAAGTGGTAAGAAAGGAATCAATGATTTAAATGCTGGATTCTATATGTCAAATGAAGCAGGTACTGCTAAATTTCATGTCGGTGATGGTTCAAGTGCATTAAAGTTTGATGGAAGTAATCTACATATAACCGCATCACAAGCTAATTTAAGTGGTGATGGTGTAACTATCGATGTTAATACATTTGAGTTAGAAGCAGCAAATGTAGAAATCTCATCAGGTCAAGCATCAATGAGTGTTGGGTATGATGATAATATAGCTGGTGGTATAAACATTGTAGGTGGTGCAACATCTACTATTGGGTTTGGAAGTAAAGCAGCACCAAGAATGAAATTATCAAGTAATTCAACGGATAGTTACTTATCAATTGGTAACATCGCGTTTGATAGTGAAACTACTGCTGGTATCTTAATTGGTAGTGATGATGGAAATCACGAATTTAGAATCTATAAAAATTTAGATGAATATTTTACATATGATGCTTCAAGTGGATTTGATTTAAAAACAGATTCATTAGAAATAGTAACTGCAGGATTAACAATATCTGGTAGAAGTGGTACTGCCGCAACTAACACAATCTCATTAGGTACAATCACGAGTGATAGTGATACAATTGGTTCAGGTGTATTTATGGATGGTGGTGGACACTTCAGAGTATTCGGAGATGCGAATAACTTTATGATTGTTGATGGTGGTTCATTACAAATTAAATCAGATAATATTGATATTACTTCTACTGCATTCTCATTAGATGCTAATAGTGGAGATTTACAATTATCAAGTACACAGAAATCAGCCTCATTTGCAAATGGTAAAATTATCATTGAGGGTTCAAGTACAAATGGTAGTTTACAAATCGGTGGAGTATCAAGTGTTACAGATACAGGTGGAAGTAACAAAGGATTTTATGCAGAGGGTGATGGAGATTT